CTACATCCCCTGGTTAATGTAATCTGCCGTTTTAATCACAAGTGATCTAGCACTAGATGCCTTAATCTTACTAGCATCTTGCCATGCCCCAGGAGAGCCTATTACCTTATGTTTTACTAAAGTATCTACTGCATCATTATACACTTTATCAACAGCCCCCACTGGCTTATAGGCTACCCCCAAGTTGTTTAGTAACCCCTTAGCTACTGCACTAGCTAATTCATCTTGTTTGTTTTTTAAGATAGCTGCATCTTCCTTATTACTTATAAACCCTAATTCCACCAGGCACGCGGGCATTTGTGTATGCCTAAGTACTGCAAAGTTAGCAGTTTTAATACCTCTATCTTTAGTATATAGTTTGTCCTTTATAATATTATCCTGAACCGACTTAGCTAGTAACTTACCAGCTCCACTGCCAGGATAGCTAAATGTCTCAACCCCCTGTGCGTTAGGGTCACTATAGCTATTACAATGCAGTGATGCTAATATATCAGCCTTAGCCTTATTTGCCATCTGGGCCCTATCTCTTAGCTCTACAAATACATCTGTAGTCCTAGAATGGGTTACCTTAACCCCATGGTTTTTAAGTATAGCAGTAACTTTATTACCTACACTAAGTACTATATCTTTTTCTTTTAGTCCATTTCCAACTGCCCCAGGATCATGCCCTCCATGACCATAATCTAAATGTACAATCTTCATTTTTTCACTCCTTCTCTATTGTATTTTTCGTACCTGAATAAAGTCCCACCGCACTAAGCCCTACGGCTATTCCTACAATAATACCCTTAAGTAGGTCATTTGGGGATGTCGCTACCCCTATGATAACCCCCAGGAACACAGATAGTAGAGGGGCAAATCTATTTGATAGTCCTAAGGTCTTAGCTACCTGGACTACCCCCATAACAAGGGGTACTAGTGCTACGTCATAAATTGTAATGTCCATATGTCACTTATCCTTTCTTTCAAGGTCACTAATCCTATGATTAGCAACCTTTATCTTTTCATCTTGCAGCTTTTGATATTCTTCAAGCCTATATGTTTTTTCCACTAAATTATTATGTTTTTCTACCTTTTTTTCTAATTGTTCAATCCTATAATTTGTTAGCCTAGCAGACATTATTACTCCCCCAAATGTACCAACTGCCACGCTAAGAAAATTAAGCCATACTTCCATACCTCACCTACTTTCTTTGCATTAAAAAAGCACCTACCATCTGTAAGTGCTTAATCATTAAATCTATCGCCCGTTATTTCTTCATATTCTAATTCTGTAATTATTGTAAGTGGTATCAGCCGCTGTAATTGCTCTTTGGTCGCAAAATTCATTTCGTATCGTATTTTCCATTTTTCAAATTTTCTACTCATATTATAGACTCCTCTCTAACATTGATATTTCTAAATCTGATAGCTGTTGCCCTAGAAATTCACGTTCTTGTGTAGCCTTCAGGTTGTACTCTAGTTGTTGTATTTCCATGTCAGAAAGTTGCTGTCCTAGAAGTTCAACCTTATCAGGTTCTTTTATAACTACCTCATCCTCCAGGTACTCATCAGTCCATACCTTGTTTTTGATATCGTATTTTCTGCCGATAAAATCAATATCATATTTGTCTATTTCCGTATGGTAACTATCATCAATCATCCCTTTAACTTGCTTAACGCCTATACAAATGTTATCCTCATTTAATTCTGCTAAAATAATCATATACCCCTCCTTTAATAAAACTCAATTACTTCCCATGCCACTGAGCCATTAGTGCTTGAGTCCCATCTTTGCGACGAATCACATGTAAATCTTAAAGTTGTTGAGTTTTTTAAGCTCGCATGTAAATTATTATACATATGTGAACCAGCACCCATAGCATACAATGTTGACAAACTAATAAATGATTTCGATGTATTTACTGATGATATGAGGACGTCATGGTACTCAGATGTAGATAAAGTTTTACTAAATAACCCCCTCTGCACACTCTTTACCATACTTATTCCTCCATTCTTCGACATATATTCCACTGCTGCCTTCACTAGTGCAGGTGTCATGTATAGATTGTTAGCCGTGCCAGCCTGGGCTTGCGTAGTTGTCGCAATCCCATAGTTTTGTACACTACCCAATCCTACATCTGCCTTATTCAAGGCTATATCTTCACTGAGCTCCTTGCCATTTACCTTCCTGGTAGTAGTTACCGCTCCTACATCATTAGCACCTAACTCTACATCACCTGTTTTCTCGTTTACTGATGTAACAGGTACATCTATATCTATCCCTTCTATAACATTATCTACATATTCCTTATCAGACTTCTCTCCAATCGCTTTATCTAGTTTATCCCAGTTCTCATTAAAGTCTTTTACATCGTAAAACTCATCTGGGCTAGGCTTTTTTAAATCATAATTTGTTGTATAGCTTGCCATTAGCTCATCACTTCCTCTCTAATTTCTTTGTGACTATAATAGCTTAAATCCGTATGAGTATAGTTAGCCAGTTTAGAATATTGATTATATCTCAATTCCACAGTAAATATCATATTTTGTGGTACCATGGCATCTAATACTTTCTCTACTTCTTCAAACATTTTTTTCTTAATTAGTTCTATTTTTATACTTAAGGAAAAGTCTCCTACATTTCTATCTATTTCATAGCCGTCTTCACCACATAATTGATTAAGTCTTGCAATTAAGGCCTTATAGGTATATGGAAGCTTATCATTCTCCCTCGCTAATACCCTAAACCTTCTACTCTCTAAATCATCATCAGCAAAGGGGGTTATCCCTATAATCTTCTCTCTTTTTGCTATTCCCCTTTCAGTAGCGGTCTCTATAAATTGGTCATCTAAGATATCCTCTAATTCTTCCCACAAAGAAATGAGCTCTAGATTTTCAGTATCTCCAATTGCTTTAAACTCCCTGAGCTCACTAATTTCATCAGGCAAATACTCTAATATATCAACCATTTATCTCACCTCTTACTGGTATTGCATCTTTATCTAAAATAATATTCTCTGCCATACCATTAATCTTTGTGTTTTCTATATCCAAAACTCCAGTAAGATTTAAGAGCCTGGTCTCTATCTGACTTATCCTAACTACCAAGTTTTCATTATCAGCCCACATACCATCCAATTCTGCAAAATAATTATCTATAGCAGTCTCTACATTAGTTTTTATATCCTCCCAAGTATATCCTTCCTGGCATGTTATATCAGTAGTTACATGTATAAGTTCCTCGCCCACGGGTACTACAGTAACTATATGATCTATAGGAGCAATTCCCAGACCTTCGCCTTCATTAACCGTTGGATCTATGGCAGTCTGTACTTGTGATATAAGCTCATTAGTAGGTCTATTATACTGTGAGTCAATCACAACTAATTTAACAGTACCTGGACCATTCCATGCCCTATATACCTTGGTCCCCCCTACACCTGGTAAGCTATTGGTTTTTTCTTTGTAATCCGCCTTATTTCCGCCAAAGGCCTGCGCATTATAGCTATCTAAATATCTAGACCTAAGACTTTCTGTACTCTCTTCATCTTCCCCGGGTATCAATAGCTCCACAAGTTCAGCATTTTCCAGACCATCTATATACTCAACAGGTATTAAGTCCCCTAAATTATTATTTCCTATAACTCCCTTACTTTCACACACCATCCTATATTGATTATCTGCTATCTTATCTATAGTTTCATAATGTAAATCGCCTAATGAAAATCTTGCACCTATAGGTATATCTATATTAAATACACCTTTTAGAATTGCATTAGTTGCGGGGGTAGGCTTTAACCCCCTTTCATAAGCTCTTAATATTAAGTATTCTCTTGAGGATGTATCAGCAAAAGTCTCTAGCATTATCCTATTCATTTCAAAATACATTTCCATAACTTCCATAGCTACTGGCGCTAAGGCGTTATAAATTATGGAGCTTTCTCTTTTATCTAAGTTATTGGGCACCCTATCTAGCATTCTTTGTAAAATTAATTTAGGTGTGATATCTTCAAAGTTCATATATTCACCACCTTTTCAAACTCTAAATTCCCAAATACAGTCTCTACAACAAAGTTTGTAATAACTGTATCCTTATTTGATATTTCAAACTCGAAGCTATTAACATCCAATATTCTATCATCTTGTAGTAGGGCCTCTTTTATTCTTCTTTCAAGTTCTGGACACACATAACTAGAATGCTCACCATATAAATCACTTAGCTCTATCCCATAACTAGCTGTGTATATGACATAGTTATATCTTTCAGTGTTTAAAATAAAGTATATAGCTTGTTTAACAGCGTCTAGCTCATCCGTGAATCCCATTACTATTTCATCATCTAAAATTGCCTTATGCACCTTGCTAGGTTGCACCTCAACCTCAAAATCTTCTATCAGATAGTCTTCTGTATTTGGTATCATGCTATCACCCTATCCACAACCACATATTTTTGGCCACCTTGTACCTGAATTAAAATTACTTTCTCTCCTAACTCTAATGCATTATGGACTATAAATTCCTTCTTGCCCTTATATCCATGATTATGTGAAGCATATGCAGCCTCACCACTGCCACCACTTCTATTTTCAGTTAGATGATCAACTGTCATTTTTACCTTGTAGTCTGTAACGTTCCTTGTTAAAATCAATTGAGCCTTAGTAAGGGTTTTTTTCTGATCCACCTGTATTTTAAGGGGAGATGTACTTGTAACCTTGCCATATTCAACGGCTGTTGGTTTAGATGCTTTCACTGCTTCTACTGATGCCTTTTTAATAAGTTGTATAAATTCATTAAAGTCATTCAATGAATTCTCCTCCTCTCAAAGTTAAATCCATAACATGCTTATCTAGACTAAAGGTATGCTTGCATTTTTCTACTAGCATATAATTGTTAGCCTTTATATCTCCTAAGCTTAATATCACAGGAATTAAACTCCCTGCCCTTACCCTAGGGTCTCCAAAAGCATTTTTTATTGCTAGCTTTCTTCTTTTATTTTTATAAAGCGCTAATAATCCCTCTGCTTTAACCTTCCCATTCTCTTTTTCTTGTAAGGTATCAAAATATTGTAGCACGCCCCACTTATTCATATTCTCTGAATGCTGTGCCATATATACTTCCCTTTTACCTGACTCCTCATTATCTCTAACTAATTTAACCTTATTATAGGTGTCTGAATCAATGCTTGATGTATAATCAAAATTCTCTCCTGTCTCTTCATCAATTAGGAGATCCAGTTTCATAGATTTAATATTTTTTAACGTAATTTTACCAAAATCATCATATAGTATAAATATTTGATTGGTATTTTCCAGGGTTAAACCCAAAGCATTCTCCATCATATCAAACAAAGTAGTGTTATCTTCAACTCTTGATGGTATCTTATATCTGGTATCTTCTACATCACCTATTTGTAGTCTAAAATCATTAGCTATGGTTTTTAAGAACTCTGTGGCAGTCTTATTTGTATATACATAGGTATCTTTATTTTTGAAATATCTTAACTGATCATAAGCTGTAACACTGATTAGACCCTTTTTATCCCTCTTTTTAGTAAATATAAAGCCATAAAATATCTCTTTACCATCTTTTTTCAACCTTACAGGGTTACCCTCCGTAAAGTTTAAAGCTCCACTTTTTAATACATCAAAGGTTAACTGGCCAGGACTACCTTTTCTATCGGTAGACCACACTATATCCCCTACCACTGCAGGAGAATAAAGCATGCTACCATTCTGTATTAGAAGTTCATAAGACATAGTTTCATACCCCCTTAACACTACTAGCAGTTACCCATCCTTGCCATCCACCACTAGGAGTGGTTATGTGGTAGGGGTGAGATCTACCTTTTTTAATAAAGTTGACCTTACCTCTATAGTTAGTCCTCATTTGCCCTGCCCCTTTGCCAAAACTATCTCTGTGGAGCCTACCATTAACTACTACATCAGAACCTATCACTATTATCTTTGTATCCGTAGGCCTTTCTTTTTTTGACATAGCCTTAGGTTTCTCATCTGGCTTTTTGGGAGGTATAATTTCAATTACTTTAGTCCCATAATCCTCATACTGCTTTAGGTTGATATTTACCTTTAAATCAAAACCATTTTTGGCATCCTCATCTATTTTATAATCTTCCAAAGACACCTTCATGTTAGTATCAAACAGTAGCGCACCATCTGGTAGTGTCCTAGTAACAATAAATTGAAAAGCTTTTTTTGTTACCTTTAATCTTTCGAACTCATCCAAATAAACAGATGGTCTCATAAAACTAGACTTATATAGTGCAAAAGGATATTCTACTGATGGTATAAGCACTTCAAAACTTATATCTGTTAAACCTGGTGTCTTAAGCAGGTTAACTTCTCCTTCATTTATTAAGGTAACTGTTTCATTTTTATTCCTTATTGATAACTGCATTTTAGGAGGCGCTACAGGTAATAGTAATTTATCAAAATAAAAATAATATGACATTATAACACCCCCTCTGCAACTCTATCTAACCCTTCTTTTACACCCTCTGTCATGTAGTCAATCACACCATCTAAGTCCATGTTGCTATCTATTCTATTATTATTAGTTAACTCAACTTTCACCTCTGCTGTAGTAAAACGATTAATAGCCTCCATCTCTGCCAAGTCCCTTAACCACTTTAGATCCTCACTGGATTTGTCTACACTCTTTTTAATATCCTTACCTGTGCCATCAATTCCCTTACCTACATCATTAAGATTGTCTAAGCCTCCATTGTGCATCTGATTCCATGCATCTTCCTGAGCAGCAAAATTATTAATAACACCCTGAATGCTATCTAATCCTGAGCTAAATCTATCTGGTATCGATGCACCAAACTCATAGCCTTTACTAATTGAATCTCCAAAATCTTTGTACTCCATCCTCGGTGCCTTCCAATAATTATCAGGGGTATCACCTAACCACTTATTAATATCTGCCTTCTTATCAACCATAGAACTGGTTATAGAACTTGTTGCTTTAAACTTACCTGCTTCGTTTATATTAACCCCCGGAATTTCATTAAGTTTCCTGATTATCCAGTTAACCGCCCCTACAGCGATATTAGCGCCCTTAATAAAAGCATTAGCTAAGTTTGTGGCCACATTATCAAAACTACTCGTCATAGCAATTGCCATATCTAGGGCATTTATTGCAAGATTTGTGAATAATGCCTTGACTGAATAAATGGGGTGCTGCCACACATTGACAAAGAACTCTGCTAGAATGGCAAATTTATTAGCCATCTTAGCAATCCCATTGTTTATGGCTGCAAAAAGAAACCCAAAGGCTCCTCCTATAAATCCTGTTATCTGCCCTGCAGTCACCCCTGCCTTGATTAAAACAACAATAAATAAAGCAATAGCACCCACAATTAATAAGATTGGCCAGTTTAATACAATCCATGCCCCTGCATGGGCAATTAAAGCTGATGTAGCTGTCCAGATTTGCCCTATCATTTGTATTAGATAAACTGTAGTTATGGCAAGTAAAATAGGGCTTATTATATCCCAGTTACTCACTATAGTATTAGTCAGCCATGTTATTCCCTCTATAATCATTGTAACTCCAGATGATATAGCTCCAAAAAACTGATCTGCACTACTGGAATTGAACCATTCATTTAGCCTATCTAACAACGGGCTTAATTGCTCCAAGGCATCTTCTCCCGCCCTAGCCATACCTAATTTAAATTGGTCTTTAATTTTATCTAGCTTTTGAATAGGGCTGTTTTGATAGGCATCTACAACAGCATCAGTTAGCCCTGCTGTATTCATAGCATCATCAAAGCCTTTTACAATCCCATCTAGGCTACCCTTAGCAATGGCATGCTTCAAAGGTTCCATTTGCTTATCTGTCAAATGTAATGTCCTTTGCAATCTACTAAAATTACCCCTCATGGCCTCTTGCATTAAATTCTCAGCACTTCCAATATTCCCAGTTCTTAAGGATAGTTTATTTGCGGCATCAGTTAGCCCCTTCAGATGCTTAGTGTTTTTCGTCACTTGCATAAAGTTCCTAGTAACATCCGTTAAAGTTTCTATATCATGCCTAGTCTCTATAGCATACAGTTGCATTTGATTAAAATAACTTTTACCTATATCCGCATCACCAAATGCAGCTTGCATTATCCCAACTCTGCGTGTAAGCTCTCCAGCTTCACCTATGGTATTCTTTAATAGACCTTTTATGGCTTTAAAGCTAAGGTAAGTCTTTAGCAGATTAGAAAGCTTCCCAGTTAGCTTATCACTTGATTGCAGTGTGTTTTTCATAGCATTATCTTGGTGGGAAAGAGCATCACTAGCTTTTTGTACTGATTCTGCTAGCTTTAGCTGTTGCAGTTGGGCCTTTGTTAGTTTTTCCTTATATTCATCCATCGTCCCTACTCTAGCATCCAATTCTTTTTTTGTTATCAGGGCTTTAATGTCATCCTTATCTGCAAACTTATCATATGCTTGCCTTAACTGCCACACTGCCCTTAACTCTTGCCGATATGATTTAGTTAGCTGCTCAACCTTTAAAGCCTGCTTTTCATACTGCTGAGATACAAGTTCTAGTCTACGCCTGGTAATATCCATGTTCTGGGCAAGATTGGTTCTTTGGTTCATCTGCTGTTGACTTCTTTCAATGCTATTAGTCATCTTATCTGAGCTCCCAGTTATTCTGTTTAACACTTTGCTCATATTATCTATTAGATTTATGCTACCTGTTAATTTCGCCATACCATCACCTCCTTATTTTAAACATGATAAAAGCACTTACATAAGTAAGCGCTCCTAAGGTATCAACCGAGTTTTTCTTTTCTGCTATCTTTTAACCTTCTTCATTTCCTTTTTCTCATTTTCAAGTTTAATATCTATAGAAGCTATGATAAATGCCTTTTCTCTTCTATCCATTTCTTCAAATTCTCTAGGCAATATCCTCAGTTTATGGAGAGCATAATAAGCATAGTTAGCTTCGCCATCACCCCCCAAAATTAGTTTTTTGCTTCATCTACTAAATCATCATCAACATCAAAGCCATTCACCTTTTGCACGCATTCTAATAGTTCACTATACTCCCCCGCTGTTAGCATTTTTTTAACAAGTGCCTCGGCGCCCAATACCCCATAAGATTCTTGTAACTCCACATCTTTAAGGTTTGGGAAAACAACACATTCAACCATCAGTTTAGCTAGGTACATCTCTGTATCCGTAGTTTCTATGATGCTTCTCGTTTTTTTATCTCTCTCACGCTTAATGCATGATTTCCTAATAGTCTCATTAAAATCTTCATCTATAGCCCTTATTTCCCATGGAATAGGGCTACCACTTTTATCAATGAACCTTTTAGATATGATATGTTCCTCATTTTCTGTCTGTATTGCATTCTGACTTAGAAATGCACTTAATCCACTCATTCTATATCCTCCTTTAAATTACGCCAAAGGCCTAAACAGGTTCGGCATATCCACATCATTGTAAGTAAAGCTTAACTCTTCATCCAGTGTTTCAGATTCTACATCCAATTTTGCCATTATGACACTATCAAAGTTTACTCCCTTTAGTATTGTTGTTTGTTTTCCGACACTTGACGTCGGATCCTCATTTTCTATTAATATATCAACATAGATATCCTTTCCGGTCTTGATATACTCTAACATCAGTTGTCTAAACTTACTAGTAACATAATAGACTGTACAGCTTCCTGTTCCGGCCCAGCCCCCTGCTTTGTGTTGGTCGCCAGTCATACCTAGTACTGGAACTTCCACTTTCTTTTTATCCGCAGTAGCTTCTATATTTTTTAGATACATCATCTCTTCCACATTCCCATCTATAGTAGCAAAGGCTCTACCTAATTTACCACTTATAGCATCTTCTGCTCTCATAAAAGCCATAATTATCTCCCCTTCCTACTTTACTTCTATACTCATGTACAATTTATCCATTGAATCCGTGGGCTGCACCACCTCATTAACTATCACATCCTGCTTATTAATACCAGGCAGAACTATGATATCTTCCTCTGCAAAACCTTCTATGGCCCTGATATTTAATAGTTGCTCATGGTAATTAACTAACTCAGCCTTAAATAAATTTCTACCAGTATCATCATTAGTAACTTTACCGAGATAATAGTCACTGAATATTCTAGCTGTATCATTAGCTATTTGATCTAGTACCCTAATAACCCTAGACGAGCTGAAATCTTGATTCTTCCCCGGGGAGTAGTCAGTAAATGTATTAATGTCTGCCAACACCCTTACCTCTTCCCCATCCTGATAGAAGGCAAAATCTCCAGCCTTAATAAACTGTTCGAATTCACTCTTCTTGAACCTAGTATTTACCTCATATTCTCCATTGTAGACCTTGTTAGTAAGGGATTCATTTACATTAGCCCCTGCCTCTTGTCCTGCTGACCAGTAGACTAGTTCCTTATTATTTTTAACTGACTTAACCCCTTCAAAGTCAGCCTTGCTATAGTCAAATAAGACTGTAGTAATCTTGACCCCTTCATCATCTCTTAGCCTCTTTGTAAAGCTATCAAATAGGGCCTTGGTTACTTCATCTTCCCCAGCATATAAAAGGGTGGTAAAGTCTTCTGCCTCTATTCCATCTAGGAATCTACTATAGGTAACCCCTGTTACTTCCCCATTAGTCCCCCCTGTAAGATTTGTTCCAGCTGTCACCTCTAGGTTCCCCTCTCCAGTAAATACTACAAAGTCATTATTTACTAAGTCCGCTATAGTCTTTACTGTCTGAGTATCCACCTTAGATGCTCCTAAATAGGTTACTACATCGTAAGCCTCTTCACTGTCTATATTAGCTTGGATTGCTACCCTAATATCATTCCCCCTTGTGCCTGTATGCTTAGCAGTTACTGTTAGGCCTTTTAGTGTTGCTTTAGCCTTATCTCCATCAGCATTAAGCCTGTATAGCTTAATGGACTTAGCACCTAGGAATATTTCCCTTAATGGTCTTAGCTTATCATCCGAATATCCATATCCTAATATACTCAGTGACTCTTTCTGAAACTCTGCTAGTTCTATGGTTATTACTTCACTAGGTCCCCAATCTAACTCTAATGGCAGGGCTACCACTCCCCTCTCCCCCATAGACCCTAAAGCTCTGGCTGCTGATACAAAGTTAATATATGCACCCGGCAACACCTTGTTAGGTGCTGTAAAAGTTCCTCCACCTAATGCCATACTATCTCACCTTGCCTTTCAAATATTTACTTGTAATTGACTCAACTTCTTTCAATGTATAAGTCTTGTCTTCATCTAAAATTGCAACAAGAAGATCCCTACTGTAATTTAACTTTTTACTAGTAAGGATCTGTTCTTTCGTAAATCTTCTTTCTATTTTCTTGGTAGTCTTTTTAGTCGTTTCCACTGTCAATTTTCAGACCTCCTTCTTGCTTTAACCCTTCCATAGAAGGTGTTTTAGCTTTTTCTTTGTATAGTGATATAGGGTATCTTACAAAGAAATGTAATACCCCTCCTACTATCTCATGATTTAATTCAAATCCCATTAAAGGCCTGCCGGATACTTCTATGAGCTCCATTTCACTATATAAGATTTCAGCCATCTTTCTTAGGTCAGAATTAGTAGCTTTACTCTCAGGATTGGGAAAGTAGTGTATGTCGTATAGGTGACTTCTCCTATACCTATTTCCTAATTCCTTCTCTTGACTAGACCTTAACTCTTTAATATAAAAACAAGGTTCCTTGAATTTCTGCTCTGACTCCTCACTATATAACTTAGTGGTAGACTTATCCCTAAAGGTACCTATTTTCTTTGATATAGCTTTCCTTATTTCATCTGTCATCCTAAATACTCTCCTAGAAAATCCTTCATTTTTTTCTCCATAATGGCAGGAAGCTCTTCTTGCATTTCTTCCATTGATATAGTCATCATAAATTGTCCATCAACCCAACCACCATTGACTGTCCTATGGCCATATTCTACAAATGGGCTGTAGAATACGTTATTGCTAATTATAATGGTATAGGTATCTCCCTTCTTTATTACTTCGCTATTAGCCATAATAAAAGTATATGGGTCTATATCTTCCTCAGCTGTCCATCCTCTTCTTAAAGTCCCTCCAACTTTACCACTACTAGCTGGATATTGACCTACTGGAGTCCTGGCTATAATTTTAGCTAGCGTTCTGGCTGCAATTTCCTTAATGGTATCTTCATTAAGCCTTTGTATGTCTTCTTCAGATATTCCTTTAAGCTTACCCAACCAATCTTCAATTTCTTTAGTATCCCATTTAGCGTTAATACTCATGCCCTATCAATCCTTTGTAAGACTATTTCTTGGTGGGTTTTATATAGAAAAGGCTCTCCACTTCTCCTATACTCCCTAGTAACTCCGTGTTGGGTTACAAATATTTTAGATCCTGCCTTAATTTCTATATCGGGATTTGTGTATAGCACTGGCTCATACTTAATAGTATTATTAATATCTGAGCTACTTACATTGTTTATAGTCTTCCTAGATAGTCTACAAGGTATATCCTCATAGACTAATACCTTTTCGTGAAGTGTTTCTCTTGTGTCCTCGTCCTCTATCTCCATATACTCATATATAGAGCATAGACCCTCATATCGGATTTCTATGGCTTGCCTTGCCTTATTAAATGCTCTATCCATAATCACCACCTTAGCCTTCTGAATGGATTAATATGGGCCTTGTAGTCCTTGAAGTATCTGTTGAGTTCTTTTCTATAGTTATCATTACTGGAAAAATCAAAGGTTACTGTAGTATCTCCTTCTACTATAGATTTAACCTCTCCTGTTCCTGTGCCACCTTCTGTGGAGTTGACCTTATTGATTTCAATAACATCTACCACCATTTCACCTGCGATTTCCACAAGTTCCGGGGGTAGGCTAACTATGTTACAGTAGATAAGTATTTTTCTAACAGTAACAGCTATATAGGCATCTAGGTTATCCATAGCACCCAATTCAGGTCTAAGGAGCAATATAAATTCTTTTACATGTTGTATATCCGTAGCCATCTTATTCACCCTCTAACAGTTGAATTAGTTCATCCTTCTTTAGTCTAGAGTATCCTTCTAAGCCTTTTTCTTTAGCTATTTCCTTTAATTCCTCTACTGATTTTTCAAATAAGTTTGCTTCATGAAGTTCTTCTGCTAGTTCTTCCTTTTCCCCATGACTTAATACATGGTTTCTTAGTCTTAATACCCTTTTTTCATATCTGGTCATTCTTCTTCCTCCTTAACCAAAAAGAGAAAGGCCTTAGCCCTCCTCCTAGTTATTTTCTAATTTAAATAGGAACTTAACAATCCTTACTGCCTTTTCCTCATATACCCTACTCCAGTTATCCCCATCTTCTAACTCTTCAAAAGTTGGGAAGGTTTTATCTACTGAAGCTTCTGTGAACTTAATCCCCCTTGGATGTAATATAGATACTTTTCTATTAACTAGAATATCTTCTCCTGCTAATGATAGGCTTTTCCTAACTACTTCTGTTTCTAGTATCTTAGGGTCAGAACCATTGCCCCACGCGATAGCTCCCTTGCCAAATAGGTACATTTCACCTGCTTTGGTTACTGGGTCATATGCCATAGAATCATCAACTATAACTCTTTTGCCCTTGTAGACCTTCATTACTACATTCCCGTCAGAATCCCTTATGGTTTCAATTGCATCTTGCTTTACTAAATGATTTTCCACCTCTGAGTGCATCATGACCCCAGTTAATAGCTCCTTGGCATCCCCCATTAATTGTTGGGCATCTAGGAAGGTGTCCGAGCTTAATACTGCTTTTTCTCCTGTCTCCCCAGTAATATCATGCACTTTACCACTCATATTAGTAGCTCCAAATACACCATCTAACGTAGAAATTAGTACACTTTGGTATACCCGATTCCAATAATCTCCGAACCTATCTGCTATAACCTTCATAGGATCATCACCAGCTAAGTGGCCTGATAGTGCGTTTGCTCCAAATGACTTAACAAATGCTAGTTTTCTAGCTATGTCTTGACCTGCTGTTAATTTTCCGGGTGTTGTGTCTCCTTCATCATCCATTATTTCTGGGTCGCCGGACAAATCATTCCAAAAAGGCATATGGATTAATGTATTGGGTCCACTGGCCAGGGCATCAAATTCTGGGTCATGCTCAGCTATCCCCGATTGGATAAGTTCTGACAATTCCATTGTCCTTTGCACTACATAAGGTGTAAATACCTCTGGTTGAATGACATCTTGAATCCTTGTTACGGGACTTGCAAAATGTTGTATGTTTAGCTTCATTAACTTTCTTTTCATAGTTTTTCTCTCCTTATAATTTTATTTTGCTGCTGCTTGTAACTTGGCAGCTAGCTCTGGGTTCTCTTTAACTAATCTACCTTGTTCCGTTAAGTTAAAAGTATCCTTACTAAATGGATTGTTTTTATACTCCGGATCCATTGGGTCCTTAGGCGGATTAGGATTCCTTCCTTTTAGGGTATCTGTTCCAAATAAATAAGACTCTGATTCTTTCAAAGTCTTTAATTGCTCCTCTAACCCTATTAAGTTGTCTCCATCTAACGAAACCTTATCTAAATCTAGCAAAGCCTTTACAGCTTTGATATTTTTAGCTTTTTCATCTTTTAAAGCCAATTCTATTGACGTTTCTTTCCTTAATGCTGTAATCTTACTTTCATACTCCTTTTTAGTAGTATTATTAAGATTTTCCAGTTCTGTAATCTTACTAGTTAAATCTTCATTGCCAGCGGCCTTAGCTTTCAACTCTTTAAGCTGAGCGTCTCGCTCCTCTAGCTGTGATTTTAGCTCCTTCTTACCCTCGTTTACTTCATTGAATCTTGCTATAGGTATATGCTGATCCCTAATCATGTCCTGATGGGCCTTTAATACCTTCTTAGCTGTTTCCTCGTCTAATCCCATTTTCATCAACTGCTCTAAATTCATTGATATACTCCCTTCTATTAATCCTATTCGTTTTTTACAAGTTCGACTTGATAGGCCTTTGTTCTTTTACATCTACAAATAGCAAAAAAGATGAACCTTGGAAACCTATGCTATAATTTATCTAAGTACATGCCAATTAGAATTCTTAGACATACTCTTATTTTATCTAGGGGGTGATTAAATGGCTGGTAAATGTTCCGAAAAACCTCCACGCAAAGGACCAATGACTGTAAAAGTCAAAGGCCATACCAGAAAAAATGGCGTTAAAGTTAAGCCACATAAACGTCATAAACCTAAATAATTAAATATATTGGCATGTGCTTCCCTTGCTTACTTGCTTAGTCCTTCATTATCCAGTAATATTTGGTGTAACACTACTGCCATGTTAGATAAATCTTTATGCTGCATCTCAATGTCATAAATTGATGTTACGGCCTCTAATATTTCATGTATAAGAGTTTCTTGGTTTTGCTGCTTAGTATTATCTTTATCTAGTTTTATCGTTTGAGTTCTTGGGTGGTACTCTCCTAAGTTACCTCTTTCATTTACTAGGTGCTCGACTAGTTCTATTCCTATTAAAAAACCACCTATCTTTATTTCTTCTGGTATTAACACAAAATCACCCCCTTATTTTAGGCATAATAAAAGCACTCACCGTTTTTATTTAGTAAGTGCTTTTATCTTTTACTTGAATGAATTACTTTTTCAATATCATCTATGGAGATAACAATATCTTCCCAGTCATGTGGCCCATCTCCTACAGTCACTATAAACTGGTCCTGCCCCCCCAGTACCTCCATAACATCACCTTCTCGACCATCCTTTAGCTTAATCGTATCAAATTCTTTAATCCTCATTACTTTTCACCTCATTAATATAAGCTGATGTCATATGTGTTTTATCCCTATCTACTAGCCAACCGATTTCCATATTGATTGGTTTTCCATCTTTTGAATAAAATATTGCCCTTGTTTCATATTTATCACCATATTTTGTTTTAATTCCAAAGCTAGAAGGGTTTATTTTAGCCTTATCTAGTATTTCCGTTTTAAATCCCTTGTAATTATTAATATCATACCCTAGTTTTTCAGTGATTAGATTACCTTTATTTAGTCCTCTTTCATATATTCCACCAAATAAATACTCTGCAAATTTTCTATCATCTATTGTAGCTGTGTTAATATTAGGTAGTTTTAATTCGGGATTTTCAATTAATCTGTTTCTTCTAGAATAATCTAGCTTTACAAGCCTGTAGTCCTCTCTGTTATTGTACTTTAAATCCTGGAACTTATCAAAGCTATTTGGTACATCTTTACCCAATATTTCCTTATATTTATCATACTGTCCCTTATCACTAGCTTGATTTTTAATCTTCTTTTCCATGGCTTCAGTATAGTCTTCTCCATACTCATCAACTACATGTTTCTGATACCAGTCTTTATAACTCATATCACCGGGAACCTTATAGCCTTTACCAGTCTCGGGATCCCTTGCCCATCTTTCTTTTACATTCCCTTCAATGTGGGGGATTATTGTACTCCTGCAGTATACGTGTAAAGGAGGCCAGTTAACTCCTACTTTCTTATCCGATACCCTAAATACCTTTAAGTCCATATCCTGACATATATCAGATGTCCTGTTATCTAGAGTAGCTATAAATTGATACTCCTCTACCCCTAACTCTTTAAAGGCTCTTGCCCTTGATTCTCCAGCAAAGAAGGCACTCTCTGTCATTATAAGTCTACCTGCTGACCTCTTGGATACTTCCATCTTCCTAGATATATTCTTTATGGCCGTATCTGGAGCATCTCCTCTTATGAATGATTGAGCTAGTTCTTTCTGTAGCTCATCTACTAATACCTTTCTATCTTTCCATATCCTTTTAGAGAAGTTAGCACCGTCTGGAGCCCAAGGCTTAGATATTATAGACTCTACTAGCTTGTTATCTAACGCAGTGAGGGCATCTCCTATTCCAAATCCTTTATGGATCTCATATATAGTCTTATAATATCCCTCCTTAATAAGCGCTTCTGATAGTTTAGTTAGACCCTGCAGCCTACTAGCAGATATTAACTCTACCTGTTGTCTTATTTGATATTCTAAAGCCTGTAGCCTGCTTATCCTTACTCTCGTACTTGCATTTTCTAATTCGTCTATCCACAGCTGATCAACTACATTCTTTTGGCCCTTGGCAATATACTCATCTACAGTCCACTTAAACTCCTGTAATTCCCTATTATCTAATATTCTCTTAGCCTCTGCCATAGATATTTCATTATGCTCAGCGAATCTTATATAAAAATCTCTTATATCTTTTTCTATTATAAGTATAGCCCTTTCATATTCACGCTCTAATTCCTTATAATATTCCTCACTTTTTCTAAATAAAGAGTTTGTTAATCTAATAAACCTATCGCTCCAATATTTACTCGTTTTGGCCATCTTCCTCACCTAACCCTTGGTAGTCATTGGAATACTTATCTAGCTCAGTTTTTTCCTGTTCTTCTAACCTTTCCATTTCTAATGCTACATCTTCTACCCAGGGATGATTAGCTATTATAGTTCTATCTGATATTATTCCTTTGGATTCCTTTCCTATCTTCGCGTTTTCTTCATCATTGGTAATCATGGTCTTCCTAAAGGTTACCTGTACTGTAGTGCTGTCATAATCTTTTTTATCTATGATGTTAATATATTCTGTAGTGAACCATAGAAGTCTTTTAATAGATTTCCTAAACTTCCTTTCCATTATGCTAGCCTTTGAGTCTAACATTGAATATAGAAACTTTAATGCTACCCCAGATGGGCTATTCCCAAATTTATCAGTCTTCATATTTACGCCTTGACCAAATAAGAAAATATTTTCTTCTAGTCTGTCCAGCATTTCCTTCTTGGCCTCTATTGGAATACTAAGTTCGAGCTTATCAACCCCACCCTCTGAACCTACCTTTATAGCTTTATAATATCTTAAATTCTCATTAAATTCTGCTAGGTCTACACCTTCATAACCCCTTAGAATTGTTATGACCTCCTGTATCTCCTCTAGATTATTGCTTAAATCTGATACATTCATATCATAGTTATCTATTAGTTCTTTATAAAATTTTAAGTCAGATACTCTTTTCTCATTGTTAGGGAATTCTATAAAAGGTACCTTACCCCATCCATATCCCTTATCATTATAATAAAAATGATAATCTGGATTCCGCTCTTCTGATGTATCTAAATCAAAATCTCCCTTATCATTTTCTAAGTAGAACGTTACCTTATCCCTAGTCCACCATTCCACCCTTATCCTCTCTTCACCGTTAACTTCCATGAGATAGTACCTAATTATTCCCTCTAGGTTCTCTTGAAGGCTTGTATCGTATATAGGAATAACCTCTTCTGCTGGAATTATAATAAATTTAAAAAGTCCCTCGTGATTAATATATACATGTAACCATTCTGTCCCTTTGTTGGAGCTATTAGTAGTTAATTCATTTAAGCTATCATGCCATTCTTCCCCCAAAATGAGATTCAGCCTATTCTCATACTCCTCCTGTTCTTCTGCCTGCATGACCGGAGCTTTCCCTACCAAGTATCCAACCTTTTGGTCTACCAATAGCTTATGGTAATTATGAGGTATCCTATTATTAGCTTTTGTTTCGTCTACTGTCTTGGTGCCGTTCCTATAGTAATATTGCTTCCTTTCTAGAATGTCATTTTCATTATAATAATATTTCTCACCTTGAATCATTTGACTGGTATCATGACCTTTAATAAGATCCTGGATAATATAGCTATCTGTTACAGTTGACTCATTTAATAATTCCTTGCTAATTATATCTGTATATGTTCTCACTTTATCACCTTCTTATCTTAAGAATGATATTTCATTCTTGTTAAATATTATTGTATTTATAAAGTATCTATCCCCATCCATGTGATGATCATTATCTTTAATAGGTTTATCTTCTCCCCTATCAGCAGCCTTTTCATCCCACACATAGGAGTTGAGTTCTTTAAAAGTCTCTTTGCAGCAGTCATTATACTTGATAAGCCCTTCATTTAACGCCGTAGCTACGTTCCTGATGCCATCTACTACATCATTCTTTGCATTTCTAACTACTAGTCCGCGCTTTTTTAACTCAGCTATAAAACTTGCTGCACTTGGATCCACTATTACAGATTTAATTCTTATATTTCCTATGAACTTTTGTAGATCATCAGCATATTCAGTATCCGTTTTCTGCTTGCCCTTATCTCTGCCAGAATAATGATATTCTTTAACCTTATACCATACCCCATCAAAAATCCCCCACAATCCAAATGTTGTGGGGTTCTGGGTGCCATAGTCTATAGAAACATAATATTGCGCATATGCCCTGTTCTTTGTTGGCACGACATGCTTATCCCTGTCAAACATATCATAGATAATACCCTCTGCCATGACCCATAGCCCTAGGATATATCTTTGGAAGAATACACCGCTATACATTGACCTATACCTGGCTTTAATCTTCTCTGAAAGGCTTAGATTATCATCCATGGTAAAATGTAAGTGTATTAGGTTCTTTTCTTTTATCTCATCTATCCACTTAACTTTAAACCAATGAAATGGGCCTTCCGGGTTACAGTTAAACCAAAATTTAGAACCATCAACTGAACACCGTCCTGTAGCTTGGTTAACAAATGATTCTGGCATTAAAGCCACTTCATCGAAAAAACAGCCTGCAAGAGTGATACCTTGTATCAAATCTTGTGACCGTTCGTCTTTACCACCAAATATATAAAAGAAATTGGTCTTACCTTTCCTTGTTACTTCTAAAAGATTATCAGCCCTATGATCCTTATACTGATATCCCCTAGATAGCAGCATTAGTTTTAGCCAAAACACCACATTCCTTCTAAAAGATCCTATAGTTTTACCGCACATACCAAAGTTCTGGCCATCAAATACTTCCATAGCCCATATAATATATGATAAGGACATAGATAATGTCTTGCCACTCCTTATAGAGCCATCTGCTATTATGCCATCTTTGTCTGATACAGGTGATTCGGGGAGCCACCAAGTAAGTACTTTTTTTGTTTATTAGAAAAAGGTTTGAATTCGAATATAGTCTTTTTAATTTTCTTCATCGGCCCATACCTCACTCATCTCCCCCTTGAGAGCTTCAATAAATCCATCATCTTCAATCTCTTCATCTGCCCCAAGTGTCTTGGCTTTTTCCATTGCTAGCCTATCTTTCTTAAGTTGTAGCTCAATTTCAGTCCTATACTTCTGAAATTCGAACTTTTCCTTTTCTAACTGTAATTTTTCTGTATCCCCTAACGTTGCCGCCTTAGTTTCTATTAACTTTCTTAATTGATCCATGCAAGCATTTATACCAGCTACTCTTTCCTCTTCGGTTATATCCTTATTGTACTTTTTTCCAAATAGGTCATAAAAAAACGTCTGCTCCCTATTAAGCAAACGTGCTATCTTTAGTCTCAGCAGTCTAATCTCTTCATCTATGTCTACACTAGCCTCTATTTGCTCATATAAGGTCTTGTCCTCGTCACTTAACATATCTGCATAGATAGACTGATACGCACCATGCTTGATTGCGTTAAGGTTGCCCACTGGTGCAGACCCCCCTGAGTTACCCACTGCATTCTTATTATTTAAGGGTGCACCCCTTTTATTCTTGGGTGCACCCTTTTTGTTTAGGTTTTTTCTTTCATCTGACCAACCATATCTTTTTATCCATGACTTAAGTGTATTTATACTCAAGTCATGTTTATCACATATGTCCTTGTACCTGAGCCCATTCATGTAATCTTGTTTAGCTAATTCTCTAAGTGCATCCAATGATTACCACCTACCGTTTTTTATAATTGTGTTTGTTTTTTTGTATTAAAAAAGAGCCCGGAGGCTCTTAGATTTCTGTTTAATTATGTCTATAAAGCTATTTCCCTACTCAAGATGCTTTTCTGCTACCTTAAAAATTCTTTTTAATAGCATGAATAAATTAACTACCAATGTAAATAGTAAGTAATAGATTATAATGCTTACTATGCCATTTATTTGATCTGTAAATAAATATACAAAACACATTATTAATAGTATAATACTTAACATTATTTCAAACATAACACTATAATATGTTTCTTTTAGTAGTTTTTTTAATATGTGCGCTTCACTTGCTGATAAGCCACTATTATCCTTCACCTTGCTATTCATATCAAGTATCATGGCTAGCAATGTAAAGAACATTGATGTTAGTATTGAAACTATTATTGTAATAATATTTATTGCATCATCATCAATCAATTGTACTTTACTTATAGCATATGATATCGGCATAGGTAAGATAAAATAGATAAGTATTGGTAACCACAGTATTTTATCCTTATTCCTAAAACAATTAATATATTCATTAATGATATCAAAACAATTAATGTACTCCAATTTAAAAACATATCTTGCTATCATAAGAACTATGACACTAAAAAATAAAATCGCATAAGGATCCTGGATGATTTTTATAATAGCTTTCATTTTATTACTCCTCTTCTACAATGAGCCCCATCTCTAATAAATATTCTCTTGCTGTATTGATAAGTATTGGAAGAATGCTTTCCTGAGTAGGGTGTCCATTTTCTATTTCCACATCTGCTGTAATGTCTTCATTAATATTCAAACTGTCAATATTATTAAGACTTATTGTCTTGCTAGTATTTCCTAATTTAAATTCTAATTTAAGTGCATCATAGTCAAAATCATCTATTTCTATTATAGTATTACACAAACGTTGTCCTCTTAAACATTCTTTAATTTGTTGTTCTTTTCTTCTTATGAATCCAGATGGCTTATGTATGATACGCTCTTCATATGTCGCTTCTACTCCATTGTTAATACCCACTCTATCTGATAAATCGTGGGGGATGTCATATCTAATCATTCTTATTTTCTGTAGGACTCCATGTTCCATATACCTATTGACGTATTCCATTGGAACAATAGTTCCAATATTTAGCTTTATATCGTCGCTCAGTTGCTTTATATATTCCTGTAATCTTTTTTCAAATATTGTTTTTATCCCATACCTGCCCAAACTTTGAAATATAATAATTCCCCGCTCTGCCGCACCTACTGGCATAGCGATAAAATAGTAAAATGGTAATACATCAGCATCTTCAATCCCTTTATTATATTCCGTATTACCCGTTTCTATATTAACAATCTCGGAGACTACTCCGTACTCCCCTGTTTTCACAATACCACATATATATTTAAAAACTGCTCTCCCTTCATCCTTAAATATACCTTCCAGACAATCATCACACTTAAAGAGCCTTTCTAAATTTAGGTCATTAGTATAATTAGCATTGTTAATATCAACAAACTCTCTTACAATTTCTATAAATTCATACCCTTCAATATCGTATAATTTCAACTGACGTGTCTCTTGTATCAAGTTAAAGCCATAGATAGATAATCCAATTTTACTCATACTCACCAATCCCCCCTTTAGCTTTATCACTATTCTACTCTACTCCAAGAATAATGACAATACAAAAGCCCCTATCCATGATGCTGATAAGGGCTAATGCCAGGAGGTATTACAATGCCAGTACTTATTTGCACCTAATACCATAGTAACACATGATTCCATGTAAAAAGGGACATAAAGGGAGCATAAAAGGAGCATGATTTTTCATTATCTCTTTAATATATGCTTGACTTTATCACTGTACCGTGATATAATGTAATTATAGAAAGGAGGTGGAGGCAATGGATGATATAATAAAAGCCCTTACAATAATCTGGTTAACGGTTCAAATCGGCGCCAAACTGATAGAACTAACCAAGAAAAAGTAAGGGCTAGGGGCGAAAGCCCCTACCTATAAAGGTAACTATATTATATCATACGTGCTAATAAAATGAAAACTTCTAATAATATATTCTCTATCTTTTTATTATTATTTATCGTTTTAAAGCTTGTAGATTTATCTAACCCAACCTGGATTGATTTTATTATTATTATATTATTTTTAATCAATTCTATACTAAGCATTATTAGCCATAGAAAGTAGGTGATCTTTATGGAAAAAAATCCATTTTACGGACTAATGAGTTTTAAAGAAGCAACGGATCTTTGGGGACTTAATGAAAGTACCTTACGTAAAGCTGTCTCTTACGGCAAATTTGAAGAGGGCATTGATATCAAAAAATTTGGTAAGCAGTGGATTATCACCATTGCTGCCATGGAACGTGAATATGGCTTAGCCCCTAAGAAAGACTAGGATTATCCCTAGTCTTTTCTAATGTGTACTGTATTATAGGCAAATCTGAACATGCCTGGATACCAAATAGTAATGTACTTATCTTGCGTACAGCATTACCTCCCATCCTTTGGCAATGCTTTTCACTATACCCTACTATATCAGCTACATAATCCCACGGCTTTCTGCCCATGTACCTATGCTTTATAATCTCCCTTTCATTATAATTTAATGTTTCTAGAGTCCTGTCTATTCTTGTTATATCCCTCTCTAAGCTCCTAATATTGCTTGTAAGAACTTCCCTATTCATAGCATTACTAATCCCTACGTCTTCAACCTTAGATGAGATAGCGTTAGTCTGGCTAGGTGGTGTAGGGCAATACCGTATACCTGTCATACCATCATTAGATTCTATGTACTCAAGTTCCTGTTCTAGTAGATCTAGCTGTGCTAAGAGATGGTTGTATCTATATAGTATCTTCTTTGTCTCTTTGATATAATCAATCTTTTTTTCCATTATTTATTGCCCCTTTCATATTGTTCTAATACGCACCAAAACACTCATGCCTTTTTTGACATAAGTGCTTTGGTGGATATTAGATTAATCATCTATACAAATAAGCGTCCTGACATTTCCATTCATTGCATTTCTTCGTTTTAATCTATTCTGGTAGGCTTGTGTTTTGTAGTATGCTACCGTTGTCTTTTTAATGCCTAGTTCTTTGGCTATTTGAGCTATTGTTCCCATCGCTAAAATGTTATCACCCTTGTATAATGCATATTCCTTATCCATATTTTCACCCTTCCCACTCCTTATGTTATATCTTTACTCCTAATCCCTATATATTTAAGTGTTTCTCTATCCACTTTAATTCCATAAACTTTATTCTTTTCAAATATTTCATCTTCGCCCTTATCATGTACCAACCTGTGCCAGTGCCTACTCAAGGCTATTAGCCTATATTGAGTATGGTCTACCTTATTTCTATCTGCCCCCATACCTATAGCATCAACGTGGTGTATATCTGCATTAGGCTTACCTGATATGGCGCATACTCTATGCTTGATACAAAAGTATAGGTACTTGTCTATATCATCTGTACGGTCAATCCCTTTGTCCCTTAAAGGTATATTCCATCTTAAGGCAAACTCTATAATGTAATTTAGATACTCTCTGGCCATGGCCACACTGCAACTTGATAGAGAGAAGGGCATTACGTCATTTAGTGTACAAAAGTCATATAGCATTATCCCTCTTATATACTCTGGATCATCACATGAGTAAGTGGCTATATCTCTAATTGTTGCAAATATCTTTTTGCGCTGGTCTGGTCTTATAGTCCTATTGTCTGATATTCTTATTTCTGCATTTACATCTTTATCTTGTTTGTACTTAGATAGCTTATGACTTATCTTTTCGTCAGGAATGTGGATGATAAGGTCAGTGCCCTTATCCGTCTCCCTAACTTGCTTAACCTGTGTGTAGTAATGCACTGGCCTTATCCTCCCTTAGCTAAACTTTTATGGCATCATATCAAATAGTGTTGCTTGTCCTTCTTCTAAGTCCTTATATCCCTTCGGTTTTCTGCGTTTTATATATTCATTTATATAATCTTTTAATTCATTAGCTTTTTCTTGTTTCCTAAGATTGCTTCCATGCACAGGTTGGCCACACCCTCCATTGCCCTCACTAAATCCTATACGGACAATATAGTCTCCTTCTTTTGTTTCGCTGTTAAAATCTACTCCAGCCCTACCACTACTTATATCAAAGCGGCAATCTTTGTGTTTTTTATATATCTCAAAATCTTTTTCACCCTTTATACTTTTTGACACCATTTCGATCTCTTTCCGAGTGATAAAATTATATAAATTCATTAGGTCACCCCCTTCTTGCCTTTCATATATCTTTTACATGTTTTCCTCCACATAATAATTAGGTGCATAATCTGTACATAACACTACATCAAATCCGTCTTTGTCTACTTCTACATCTGCTACTTCTTCTCTAGATTGTAATTCTTCTTCAATTACTTCTATTTCTAAATCATTTAAAGTGATGTTAAAATCTTTTTCTATGCTTGTATAATTTATGATGTACTGAAAGCCAGTTAGTTGGCTCTCAGTCTGTACTGTTTCGATTATATAATCTACTATTGCCCCTAGCATTAAATCCCCCTTTAGAACTCTTTAGTTAGATAATGTAACTCTGCATACTTTATGCCTGCAAGTGTTACTTCTCTTTCTGTGCTATACCAACCGTTAGAAGCAAGTATCATTGATATTCTTCTATCTATGCAATAGAGATTCTCTATATTAAAATTCTCTCTATCACAATCTAGGAATATCACCATTTTCCCCTCTGGTACTTCGCCGTAATGATCTTCATATATCTTTTTCTGTAAGGGTTGCCAAAAAGGTGCTTGATACCCTGTTGTATTGCTACCCGCAATCACATCTTTAACCTTAATATAGGTACAACCGTTGCCACCTTTTCTTATTGTTCCTATTTTTAAATCATTGTCACTATGCCCTTTTTTAAACCTTGTAGGATTAACCCTTTTTAGTTTTAGCCCTTTGGAGCATTTGTCACTAATAGCACCCCTATCCTTATTTCTGCTAAATTTTGCATTGAACCCTTTTGCTAACATTTCTATTGTTTCGTACTTGTCATAATTCTCAACAAGCCATTTTTCTTCTTCCTCTGTATAGTAAGTTTCATTTCTAGGTGTATTTAATTTAATGTTAAGATTTTTTGTTATACATTGCTGTACCGCCGACACTGTTCTTGTTGTCGAAAATTCCTTATTAAAATCTTTGGCTATTTCCTCATAACTGTTATACTTATCGCTATTTTTCATCAACCAGTCTAGGTTTTCATCAGTATAAAATCTACTCATTTTACTCCCCTACCATTTTTTTAATTTTCGCTTTTTCCCCTTTACCCTCTGCAAATAGCCTGTCCGCCCTTAAAACAATATCTGCATTATTTATCATTTGCTTGGCTAGTGATGATACTGTTTTAGACAACTCCGCCTCTTGTTTCCTCTCCCCATCGCTCAAATTCTCATCAACAAGTATATTAATTCTTTCGCCTAACACCTCTTGTAACTCTATTAACGTCATAATCTTTTCCTCCCTTTTTATTGTTTATTAGAATGGCAAATCTTCTTCGTTTACTGGCTCAAATCCTGGATCCTCTTGTGCTTGGCCACCACCTTGGCTATTACCTACAAAAGTTATGCTATCTACCATTACCTTGGTTGCATTTCTTTGTTGGCCATCCTTTTCGTACTGATCTATAGCCAGCCTTCCACTAACTCCCAACTGATTACCTTTACTTACATGTTTTTCTATTAGTTCCGCTGTTTTACCAAATGCCGTACAGTTGATAAAATCCACATCTTGATATCCTTCTTTAGCAAATGCTCTCCTTACTGCTAGTCCAAAGTTAGCCACTGCTGTTTGATTTTGCGTGTATCTCATTTCTACATCTCTTGTTAATCTCCCAATTAAATTAATGCTGTTCATTCTTTATCCCCTCCCCACACTCTTTACATACATATGCTAATTTCATTTCACTACCTTGATTTAGCACATCTTGTTCTAGTTGCTCAACCTTTCTTACAAGTTCTTCTATCGTTGTAGCTCCACTATTTCTTATTTCATCTTCCATGATTGTGCGCAATACATTTTTAAAGCTAGTGTAATAACCTATAAAAGAGTGCACCTCTTGACCATACTTTTCACTTTTTTTATCCCCATTTTTGCTTATCTTTTCTAGTGTGTAGCACCTAGTGTCGCTGGTGATCACATAATCGCCTAATCTTGAGTTAATGCCTGCTTGTATTCTCACTTTCCCACTCCTTTTTTGTCACTTTAACCGAAAACCCACACTTGCAAGTTCTTTTGAATGTACCGTTGGCTATTTCATAGCCTCCCTCACCACCACTTTAATGATCCTTAGTGCAAACAATACTAATGCGTATAGCAAAAATACACTTACTACGTTACATTTCAGCATCCCTCACCTCTGATATCACTACTTCTACCCTTGGGTTGTCTTTGTCTACTTTAAAAGTATTGCTCCAACCACCATTTTGTTTCCAGCCATCATTTTCGATTACACCAGCTTCAACTAATCCATCAAAGATAAACTTAACTGCGCTAGCTATGTTATCTGGATCCTTTTGTCTGTTTGGGCAGTACCAGGTTATATCTAAAAATACCTTGTCTTTCTTGGGTACTTTACTAGCTATCCAGCTTACAGCCTCGGTGTTGTCTCTTTTTAACCTGTTGTATGCGTGATAATGAGACTTGGCAGCTGTTACTATTTCATTAAAACTTGGCATTTCCCCAGGAATTATTATCTTATTCAATTAATTCCCCTTCCTCTTGTTCTCTCTCCCTCATTTTCTCCCTTAGCCTAATTTCATCCTCTTTCTCTCTTTCCTTCCTTTTTTCTTTTTCCTTGTCTGATAAATAAATACTCTTATACCTAGTGCTATAATAAAGTGAGTCTGTAACATCTCTGTAGGTTTTGCCCCTTACTACAACCAGTGGATAATCTTCTAACTTCTTTTTCTCTACATAGGGCATCTCTCCCACTTGCCTGCCTGGTATAACGCCACAGCCTTGCTCATACATTTCATTTTGCCAATCAACCACATCTCTATCTGCACACTCTCCTCTGCTTAGCAGTGATCTTATGGTGTTTTCCACTTTGCTATAACTTTCGTTAAGCTTTTTTGCTATACTCCCAACAGGCATGCCCTCTTTGTACATCTTGGCTATTTGCTTTCTTTCGCTTCCCACTACTTACCGCCTCCATAAACCTTTTTCGATTATATTTTTAGTATTTGACAAAGGCACTCTCTCCCGCATATTTGCTCTGATATGCAAAAAGAGGTCACAATATGGCTCCTAACTCATAGACTTCTTCCATCTCCTTTTTAGCTTGGTCTATGCCTGCACCAGCCTTTCTAAGTCTACGAAATTGCACTAGGACTGTTGTTGTGTCGCCATTATATTTGCTGGCCAGCTCACTAGCCCATCTAACCAATTTACCAACTTCATTGCTTGTATTTTCGCTCATGCTACGCTCCCCCCATAATCACATCAAGTTCTTTATTTAATCTTTCACGTCTTTCGTTTTCCAGTTTTTGAAGCTTATCAAAATCCCACTCTCTGCCTTCCAAGTTGTTAAAAGCTGTTTTCTTTGCAGAACTCTTGTTCTTAGAATTATCTTTTTGAATCATCTGGCCATAGATCGTATCCCAGTTACGCCTTAACCCTGCAGGTGATTGCACGTTAGGTCGCCAAAATTCCCCCTGTGGTGATTGGAATATGTACTTGACCATTTTGTGCAATTCCTCTTTGGTTCTTTTGTCACGCTCAAACATAAGTCTGATTGTATCTGCCCACTGCTGTAATGCCTTAACAGTATCTGCAGGCACTTTACACTTAGGGTTAAAATTTAGTATTTGTTCACGCAAGTAGATAGCTGCTTTGTACTCAGTGCTATCTTCTTGGTAACGACATTCCTCTTTTAGTTCAGGAGTAGCGTCCTCTGCGCTAGCAGGGACATTACTCTTTATTTCTTTTAGTTTAGTTTCTTTTAGTTTATTTAATGTGGCACTATCTTGGGTAGTACCCTGGGTAGTAAGTTGGGTAGTACCCTGGGTAGTGTCTTGGGTAATATCTTGCAGACACCTAATGTCTTGGGTAGTAGGTTGGGTATTATTTAGCAGAGATACCAACTTATACGAAGTTGCTTTTTGTCCATTTGACTTGAAGTCTATAATCCCATGCTGCTTTAAAGCATTTCTAGCATTATATATACCCTTTCTTGATAGTCCAGTGGTCAATTCAAGCGTTAGATTCGGCGCAGTAAACCACTTAGTCCAAGCACATTTATTGTTTATTTGCATTAAAGCATGCCATAAAGCAATTTGCCCTGTAGACAACTGTTTAACGTACACTAAATCATAAAACGCATTAATCTCCCTAATATAGTTCATGGTATCACCTACTTAGCTCTCTTTTTATTTATCTTTTTAAGTATCTTTATATCTCTCTTACTAAATCTTCTCCAAATAATCCACTTTACGCTCATTACTTCCCCCTTAGGTAGTGGAGCAGAAAACCTGCCCCCCGTACTTATTAAAATGGTAGCCCTTCATCCATTACTGAATCTATTTCTTCCAGTGTGGGACGCGGCCTACTCGTTACCTGATCGTTGGTATCAACACCATCAGGTGCATCTACTTCTGTTTCTTCTTTTAATATTATTTCACACGCCTTTTTAATCACTGCATCTCTGGCATTGCGGGTAAGCCATGAAAAGTATCCTGAATCTTCCACACTTAAATCTCCAAGTAGCTTGCCTTTATATTTACCAAAGTTAACCTTAATAGCTTTTGCTTCTTCTATGGTCATATTTGTTGTACTTGCTTGTTGCTCTTCTTGTATATAGTCCCTCATGTCCTCTAAGTCTTGGGTAAACACTTCTGATAGACTTGCCACCTGCAACACCGCATCAACAAAGGCTCTCTTCTTAGCCATTTTCAAAATTGTATTTACTAGATCATATGGATCTGGATTATCAATCTTATACTTGGTCTGACCATATTTATTTGTAAAGCTCTTTACAGTGCTTGGATCTACTCCCTCTGGAATTGTGTCGCTATTAATATACCTATATTTTTTTCGTAGTTATTGCATGACCCAACTCCTTGTGATACTGCCTTATCTTCTTTATAAAGTGTACATTTTACGTTGTAAGCAAAAAACCATCCTTATAGTTTTCAATCTTGTCCATAAAATCATAGTGCGGAGTAAGACCAAACATCATGCAAATCTTTTCTCCACCTGGCTTAAACATAGTAGGTTTGCTGGTGCCCGGAATAACTCCGTAGTCATGGCCATCTTTTAATGTTTTTTGCACTACTGCCTGTAGCGTTGCTATTTTTTTCATGGTTGATACAACTGCACTTGTATCAATAGAATCAATAAAGCTTACACTATTGTTTACAACTGTTATCTCATTATTCACTGCGCCACCTCCACAGTTAACTCAGTATTTCTTTTAACACTTGCTTCAATCATCTGTGTATCTAGTTTAGGTATCACTGTAATGCTCTCCGCATTGTCTACAAAGACTGGTAAGGTTAACCCTGATACATTCATCAAAAGATTAGCTATCTCTAGTCCTGCCTTAATACGTTCACTATTAGACAGGACTTGAAACTCTTTATCATCATATAAAATCTTAAAATCTTCTTTAAGCTCTCCTGTTGATTCAATAATTTTTTCCAGTTGAATAGTTACCTTATCTAAGTGTTTATCTATCTGCTCACCTTGCAGCCTTAAGCTTGTACTGTTATAACGCTTAGCATAGTCTATACACTTTTCCACATCTGCCTTTTCATCATTTAAATCCTTTATTGTCTTTTCAGATTCCTTAATTTTTCTAGCTAAATCTTCTTGTCTTTTTATAACCCTAATCCTTTCCAGGTTGTTTAGTTCTACCTTTTGCTTTTCTTCTTGAAGGATCAAGATCTTCTGTTCTAATTCAGTTCTTTGCTTTGCTACTTTACTTTCATGTTTCTGTGCATATTCTTTGTTTTCACTAACTAATTTTTCTATATTTAAACTTTCAATTTCTAGCTTAAGTTTCTTGATTTTTTCATTCTTTTCTAAGACTTCTTTTTTTGTTTTTTCTTCATGCTCTTTCTTTATCTTGCTATTATCTTCCTGCAATTTTTCTATTTGTTTTCCTAGCTCAATCCCTTCATGCCCAAGTTGCTCTAGGTCATTGCCAATGCCTTCTTTTCTGCTTATATCTAAATCTATTTCAGCTTCACAATTAGGGCAATAAATCTTGTTATCAAGTGTTTTAAGCTCTTTTTGTTTGCTTAAATATTGACTTCTAAGACTGTCTTGTTCTAGTATTAAGCCCTTAACATCTTTCAGCTTTGGCTCTCTTCTGCTCAGTTCTCTCACCTCTAGTTCAAGGCTTTGCACTTTCCCTCTTAACTCCTCACGTCTCACTAGCAAATCCTCTATATCGTGCTTAGGACTGATTGTTAGGGCATTTAGCTTACTAAGCTCCTCTTGGTACTCTTTAAGCTTTCTATCATCAAATACTTCTTCCTTGGGGACTTCTTCATCTTCTTGTTGTGCATCCTTAAATCCATCCCAGTAGTTCAAGTCATCTGATATTTCCCTTAACCTTACTCTTTGATTTTCCAAGTACAAATTAGGAATATTAAAGCCAGTTTCTTTAAGCTTATTTGCAATACTTTCTCCCAGCTCCTCATATACCTTTTCCTTAGGTATAGGCTTTAAGGTGCTAGTCAGTAGTTCCTTGGCATTTTTAGGTGTAAGGGCTGGAAAGTAAAAAGGATAAAAGATACTTAGAAATAGTTCCTTGCTATGGTAAAAGTTAAGTAGCTCGTGTTGATGCACCTTGGCATCATCTAAGTAGATCTGCATACTCCCCCTTCTTCTTCTAACTAGGTTGTGCTCCTTGCCCTTAAATGTAAAATCTATTTCAACGTATACATCTTTACAATCTGGATTAGTTAATCTTTTTGTAGCCTTTTCATTACCTGTTAGATCTGCACCCAGGAAGGCCCAAGCTACTGCCTCCCCTATTGTAGTTTTGCCCTGGTCATTATCTCCGTATATCTTAGTAGTTTTACCTAGCCTATATTCAACTAAATCATTATGCTTTTTAAAGCCATGCATAGATATTTTATTAATTAACATTACAGCCCCCTATCGTTACCTCTTTAGCCATGTAGCTTTTAAATTGACTTTCTAGGCGAATTATCTTATCTAGATCATAAGCTTTTGAAAGCTCTTTAATGTCTTCCTCCTCAATGTGTGTACTGAAATCTACACCTTTATAAGTTGTTTCAAAGGCATAAATATAAAAAGGGTTGTCCTTATCGTAATTAACCTTAAACTCTTTAAAATTCTCAAGGAAGTCTATGGGCTTAAGCTCTACTCCGTGACTGCTTATCGCGTAAGGTAGTACAGCCCTTTCTTCTTCAAGTTGTTTTAGTTTCTCCACACTTCTTACCGCTTCATCTATATTAATTCTCACAACTATCTCCCTGCTATCCATTTAAAAACCCCCTTAAATGTGCTATACTTAACTTGTAATATATTTGTTTTGAGCCTTTAGGTTGCAGCCTATTGGCTTTTTTCTCTTTTAAAATAGATTTTCCCGCCATGTAAAATTGTAATAACACCTTTTTCATATAAATCTAAAATTCTTTGAATAGTAACTTCCACTAGATCACCTCCTTAAACTCTATTTGCCACTTCTTTTATAATTGCTAATCCACTGCAGCAAGCTATGTTGATCATCCGATGATTTCCGCAGTTATAGTGGACTATTACATCTTCATAACCAACTAGCTCCACCGACTGAATACCTTCCCTAGTTAACTTTAAAGTGCTTTCTAAACTCTTAATCAATTCTCCCTTAGATACTCCTACTCTCATTTAAAACCCCTCCTCTCGCTACTACTAACACGTTATTTAACCTATCCTTAAGCAACTCTATATCCCCCTTAAGGCCCTCAATTTCTTCTTCAAGTTCTAGTTCTCTTACAGTCTTTCCCATGTCCTTAACAACCATATATTCGCTTAGATGCCATTCAGTAAACCTAGCTTCTACTCCTACATAAAAACAGTTAAGGCTACCTCTTTTAACTTCATTTCTTACGGTCGCTGGATTAACTTTGAGCATTTCTGCAACTTCTGTTGTTGTGTAGATTGTCATACTAACCCCCTTTCTTTGTAGCTAAATTACTTATATAACTTCCATAAATCTGCTTTATCTATCCCTAGTTTTTCTAGTAACAAGTCAAATAATATATCCCTGTCCTCGGCCATCTCCTCTGGTGTATTTCCTTTGTGGACGAATACACCTTCATTACTGCTAGTATCCATTGTGTATGCTCTGCCCTCATCATCTTCCAGGTAGATTACCTTGCCGCCCTGTTCAAAGTCTACAATTTTAAGTCCTATAACATCTTTCCTCACATCTTCTATATTTTTGTAGTTATACATAATAAAACTCCTTTCTATGCAACATCTTTAAATTTATTAATAAAATATATTTGGCCTTTTCCAGTAACCTTTGGAGTCTTACTTACACTTACATGGCCGTCAGAATGAGTTATTGCTGTTTCCTTAATCTCAAACAGTTCTAGCTCCATTGACTTCTGTGTTGGCATGTTGTAGTCTGTTCCCTTTCTCTTAATTAGAAAACCATTCTCCCTTAGCCATGCAAATAATCTGTTCTGTCCCATATTCTTAGTCCCATTTTGCTTAATTATCTTAGCTAGCTCCCCTACCAAGATTGATGATCTAGAAGTAGCGACTGCATCTGCAAATACTACTTTTGGCTTTTGCTTTGTGATTTTATTTTCCAGTTGTAATATATTGTCCTTGTACTCTACCAGTTTGGTATCTGCCATTTTTAAGGCTCTTGCCATAACCGCCTCTGGTGTGTTCCATGCTTTTTCTAACTCGATAAAATAACGCCTAGCTTGCTTACCCTTTTCATTTCTTTGCAGCATCGATATTTCTTTTGCCATATCAATTTTTATTACATGGTCTGTGTATGTTGTTTCGTTCCCCTGAGCTGTTAGTCTTTTTTGACTAATAGCTTGGAAATCAACATTTTCAACAAATCCATATTCAGACATTCGATTAAACCATTTTGTATACTGCGTTCCAATTCCTAAAAACTCATGTAAATCTCTAGCACTTAAAATCTGTTCTTGCTTCTCATTGACTTCAACTTTTATTAAATCATTCATATAATCTCCTTCCTGATCCCTACTGTTCTGCTTTTTGTCCACTTCCTTCACCTCCTAGTTTGTAACAATTAATCCACTATGGTATAATTTCATCATTCAAATCTTCTAAAAGGGGGGTTTTGTATTAATGTAATTCGATTCATAAATAACAATGATATATTTATTTTTATAACTTCTGTTACTGGCCTAATCGGGTTTGCAATGACGATTATAGTAACAATCAAAACTAAAAATATTGAAAAAGTCTTAGACCATATGACTACTGCCGAAAAATATAATGAAAATAAATTCGTCTACAGAGAAAAATTTAAGGGTCATAAGCTATCCGTTGACCAATCTGGCCTAAGCCGCGCTTTAGTTACTGACTTATTAATTTTGGTATATTCTTTTCTTGCAGAATATAAAAGTCTATTGTCATATGCTGAATTCTTAAAAATCAAGTATATTATAATTCCATATTTAGAAAGAGATTATAGTAAAATAGATTCACACAAAACTAATCAATATCTAGCCTATATAATAGGTCGATTATCAAAGGAGGAAAAAACTAAATGAGCAACGAAAAATTAACCATTGACTTCATTAACTCACTACTACACAAAACTCTTAGCAATAAAATCCACTGGGGATATCTTGATGAAGAATCCGAATATCAATTAGCATATAACTTGGATTTAACGGAACTAGCATTCAATGCTTTTGATATTGAATCTTCTAAAGAATCTCCTATTTTTGATATTGACAATAGTTTTTACTTTACATCTAAGGAACAGAATATGAATGTTGTTTTATATACTGACCTTGAGGATGGCTATCTACACTTAATTGTTGTACCCTTCACCTATAGGAATAAACTTACTATTGATAGCCCCCAATACATTTCTGCATTAACCCAGCTGCTAAATGCTATAAAAAAACAATTCCCAAACCCTTATGACTTTATGGATGAATTTATTAAGGAGTAGATATAAACCACTCCATAAACTCTTTTGGTGTTTTACAAACCTTATCTTTTGGAATATTCGCGTCTTCTGTTCGATTATCATATTTAAATTTATTAAACTCTGAAACGAGTATTCCAAAAGCCCTATCTGCTTTTCTTTGCTGCTTTTCAAGCTCACTCAACCTCTTAAATATCCTTAATTTTGCAAACATTATTATCACTCCTCTCTAAAGCTTATGCTTACCCGGGCACATCCTAACCCCCACTTCCTCACCTCCTAGTTTGTGTATAAATATCTTACTGGTTTTACAATCGCACTGGCTAAGTGCTATACTTTATTTGAGCCTGGGCTTATCACCTGTAAAGGAGGTGATCACTTGAAATACACAATCACGTGCCCTAAATGTAGTACCCAGTACCTACAAGAAAGTAAATATCTTGAAGATAAAGAACAACTAATTTGTCCCAACTGCAACAAGCGATTGTCTGTTGATACTTTAAATAAACTTAAAAATATAGATAAAGTAATTAAGGAAAACAGTAAAAACCTAGATGATGCACTTAAAGTTAATATAGAAGGCACTATAAAAGGATCATCTGTATTTTTCTAAAAAACTAAAGAATATTAGCGGTATTCTTTAATTAAAGTTCAGGCTCTACATATCTTATTACTGGTGTATACATCAAAGCTTCCTTACATATCTCCAAGACATCAACAGCCTCACAAACTAGCAAGTCAGCCTCGTTAAACATATTTAGTATTTTCACTGACAAAACTCTTTCTTCCTCTGATATTCCATCAAAATTTCTTGGAATCACTTTTATTTTGTTTTTTACATCTATAACTTCTTTCTCTATTTCTCTCACCTCTTTCAATTATGTGTGTATATCTCACTTCTGATTTTCTGAAGTCTATCCTAAAAAAATTTCATTTATTTCTACCTCTAAGGCCCTTGCTAAGTTCTCAATATTTTTATATGAGGTATTTCTTAGCTTTTCTATATCACTTTCATAGTTATGCACTGTTCTAGCAGTAATACCTATCAATCTTGCTAGTTCTTCCTGCGATACACCTTTTCGCGCCCTAAGTTCTTTTAATGAGTACTTCATTACCTCACCTCACTTTCTTGATTTAATTCCATTATACACTTCGGTTTATCTGATGTCAAGCATTATATTTCATCTTTACTGATATTAATATCAAGAAAAACATTTCACTTTTTCAGAAGTTATGGTACAATGTATAAAGAAAGGGGGTGAATTTATGAATAAGACATATTTTGCAAGCAACTTAAGGTACCTGAGAACTAAAAGAAATTTAGAGCAATTAGAACTCGCACAGTTATTAGGCAGAAAAAGTGCATCATCTATAAGTGAATGGGAAAAAGGTAGCTATACTCCAAAGGCGGGTATTTTATCTGATATAGCCAGAATATTTGATGTTGATTTGACAGAATTAATGCACAAAGATTTAACGGGTAGTGAAGTTCGTATCACTCCTATTACAGATAATAGTCCTATCCCACTCCTAGGCACCATAGCAGCGGGAGCACCTATATTAGCAGAAGAACATATTGAAGAATACTTTAATATTGATTCTAAGATTAAAGCTGACTTTGCTCTAAGGATAAAAGGTGACTCAATGATAAATGCTGGCATTAATGAGGGAGATATAGTATTTATAAGGGAGCAATGTACTCTAGAAAATAGCCAGATAGGGGCAATACTCATTGATAGTGAAGCTACACTTAAAAAGTTTTATCAAGATAATGGCACTGTGATTTTGCAGTCGGAAAACAAGGCATATCCGCCTATGATTTTTAAAGAAGGACACATGAGGATACTAGGTAAGCTAGTAGCAGTATTAAGTATGAGGGAATAACTATTAGAGGTGCATAACTGCAGAGTGCACCTCTATTTTAAAAGAAAGGATGATAATATGGCAGTTTATAAAACTAAAGGAGGGTATAAGGCAGATGTATATTTGTACACAGATGAAAATGGAAAAAAGATTAGAAAAACTCAAGCCTTTAAGTTGCAAAGGGATGCTAAAGAATGGGAGGCGCAGATTTTAAGAGATTGTAAAGATGGGGTCACTAATCTTAACGGTAACATGCCATTAAGGGAATATTTGAATTACTGGTATGACACATATGTTATGGCCAACACTAAATATCAGACCCAGAAAAGATACAGGACACTTATAGATTGTGTTATTGACCAATTAGGCCACCTACAACTTAAAGGTGTTAAGACAGCCCATGTTGACCGCCTATATGCAGATTTAAAGCAGGAAATGACAACACTGAAAGATGGAACGGTTAAGAGAAGGTATGCAGACGGAACAATACTAAAAGTCCATAGGGTTTTTAGACAAGCCATGGAAAAGGCAATAGCATGGGAAATGATAGCAAGAAATCCAGTTAGTTATGCCATGACCCCCAAGGACGATAAAAGAGATATAAAAACTTGGACCTTAAAGGAAAGCTATCAATTTTTAAGCCTTATACAAGGCACTGTAATGTATCTACCCTGCTTTATAGTTTTGCACACAGGACTTAGAGCAGGTGAAGTGTCAGCACTCAGGTGGGAGGATATAGACTTTGATAACAACCTGCTATATGTAAATAAAAGTGCATATGAGAAAACAGGAGAAGGAACTATCTTAGGGGAGCCAAAGACTGAATCTAGCAAAGATAGTGTTGCCATGACTTCTTCTTTGGCCAGTGAATTGAAAAGAGTAGCCAAGAATCAGAAGATCCATAAGTTGCAACATGGAGTAAGCACAAGATTTGAATATGTATGCTGTTGGGATGACGGCAGACCTTTAAGGCCTAACTATATATCAACCAGATTTGGGGCACTAGTAGAGATGCACAACATGAAGAAAATTACTTTTCATGGACTAAGGCACACCCACGCAAGTCTATTATTTGAACTAGGGGAAAGCAGCCATGCCATATCTAAAAGATTAAGGCACTCTAGGGTAAGTACCACTGATGATATTTATATCCACCTTACAGAAAAGGCAGAAAAAAATACTGCCCAGCTATTTGACCAGGCAGTTAAACAAATAAATTAA